CGTGGTATAGGCTGCCCGCGGCCAGTGCCGTGGCAGACAACAGGCTGTCATCTATGCCGCCCCGCGTTGATACGGCCGGGATGGTCCCTGCCTTTGGGACGCTGTACCCAATACCGCTCACGCTCGCATGCAGCGTAATCCCGCAGCTGATGCGCACAATAATATTGTCTTCGTCCAAGTGAGAACGCAGTGACTTGTGATAGGTGACCTTTTTCTTGATCAGGCCAATGTCTGCCGGCTCGGACGTGCTTGTCACGTCCAGGACGACGCGGAAATGATAGGCGTCCCCGCCATACTCAAACCACTCTATCAGCGTACTGTTGGGATAGATATCTGCAAGCGCCTGAACCACGGAGCCCTTCGTTCCCAAGTGATTGTGGATGAAAAAGCTGTTACGAACGAGCGCCCTCTTAGTCGCCAAAGCATAGTTGTAATCATACCAATCAATCTTGAAATCCTTGGCCAGTGTGTCAAGAATGCCCTCGTTCTGCGACGCGATAGCCGCGTATATCTTTGTCTTGTCCGGCGCTGCGGCCAGTCCCGCCGCACGGTCAGCCAGCAGCGTCGCCAGCGCCAGCATGCCCTTGTCATTTTTGAGAACGTCCGGAATGGCCTGCAGCAGATTATCGCGCGTAAGGCCGTACTTATTCATTCTCATAGCCTCCGTTGGTCACGGTGACCGTCCCGGCCTGCGCCAGTTCGGGGGTCGCATTACCCGTTCCGTCGGACAGCACTGCATACCCAGGGTCGCTTACCACCACGCGCTTGACGCCCGGCACACCCATCAACATGCTTACGAGCTTCGACGGATTGATGTCCCGGCCCAGCTTCGTAGCTTGCCAAACCTGGTACGCCGCCACCGCCGCGTCGACGCCCGACGCGATCTCTACGCCGCTTTGTGATGCCGCGCTGTCAATATAGTAGGTCATAGTAATATCATACGGCACAACGTCCGGGTCCCTCACTGTCACCAGATCTGTCAGGGGCCGCACGCTGTCCGCATTGCACGCAGCCGCCACAAGATCCTTGACTTCCGCGCTAGCCATGGTTCCGTCATCCATCAATACATATATGCCCACTTCCCCGGGCGCAGGCGAATTAACCACAACGTCCGCAATCTCTATCGACGCGGAAGCCGCCCAATACTTGTAAGAGCCGATAGCGCCGGCCGTGGTGAAGGCGTCCCGACTTGACACCATCAGGTCATAGTATTCATCGTCCGTGGCAATGTCCGCGCCGCCGTCGGACATGGTTATGTTGCGGCAGCTGAGGAAATAGGGGAATACATCCACTGCTTCCGCGATCTGCCCGGCCGTATAGCCGTTTCCCACGATTCCCGCAGTCTGGCACACGGCCGGTGCGTCCACACTCAGATTTCCGATAGTTACATAGACATCCTCTGTCGTCTCAAACACGAGCGCGCTGTTCTCAACGGCCACGCGCGTGCCCTTGGGGATGAGCAGCGACGACGCCTGTACGTCGGAAATGGTAAATTCCATGGTCGTGACTGCGGGCTGTGCCTGCGGCCGGGTAATGCCGGGATACAGCATTTCTCCCAGCGCGTCCAAGTTCTCATCCACGGCACGGCTCAGCAGGTTCTGATTGGCTGCATGATTCACCAGCGCCAATATTTGTACGCAAGCGTCCGTCAGCCATGCGATAAATAACCGTTCGGGGCTGGCCGGGTTCACGCTCATGCCGGTCATTTCCTGGTACAACAAGATCAGCGATGCTTCGATGATCTCCGGGTCCGTATCGACAAACTGATGATCGATATTGTCTCTACTCATTATAACTCACCTCAATAATCGGCTTCAGTTGGTCGGGCGTGGCTGCATCATCTTCAAACGTTACCTGCCGCACAGTAAAATCAGGAATGAACTTTTCAAACGCGTCCGCAATTGCTCCCGCGAAGGCTGATTTTGCCGCGCTTGTCGGCAGCCCTAGATAGCCCATGTCCATCCCGAAATGACGATATCCGGGCACAGAGCCCTGAGCGCAACTAAGCAGAATGCGACAGTTGCCTACCAATTCATCCAGCCGCGATTCGTAACTCAAGCTCAACGCTTGCGGATTCGCTGTCACAATTCTGTAACGCATAAAGCCTCCTTACTTAGTCATTCGCGTTTTGACGGGCAGTGGGCGATTGGCGGACCCGGTCACCACAACACTGCTGCGTACCACGGTGGCGCTGTAGGCCCTGTTCTGAGCAATATCCTTTTTCACAAAATCGGCCTTAACAATAGCAAAGCCCTTGCTCGCTGCCGGTTTTGACGCGGGTTTTGCGGCCGGCTTGCTCACCGGCTGGGCGCTCACGGTAACTTTCTTCGCCGTGGGCTGCACAATGGGCTTCTTGACGGCGGGAAGGGGCGACGGGATCACACGCGGCATTGACACCATCCTATCCACAAAGCTTATGCGGTTAGTAATGATAGGCATTTGCGCCAGTTCCTCATACTCCTTCATTTTCACGTCCACTGTCGCTTCCAGCAGATCCCCGTCCTTGTAAAAGCGTTCCAGGGTTCGCTCCAAGTCAGTAATAACCCACATTTTTCCCACCGTCTTTGTGCCCAGTACCAGACGATGCGGTTCACCCTTGCTCATCATGCTGGTCAATTGGTCCATTATCGTAATCGGGTTCACGCCCAGGAACGCAGACAGCTGCATACTGAATGAGATTTCGTCCGCTTCCGCGCCCACTTTTTCCAGCAGGTCCTTTTGCCCGTGGCGTTCATGCTCCGCAAACCGCGCTCCGCTGCGCCACTGGACATCCGTCACGGTCTGCATATTTCCATCGCTCACATAAAAGGGGATGTTCCCCAATGCCCCGATCCTCACATGATCACCCCCAAAATATAGCCGTCGGTATTGAACCCAGGCAGGTGCAGCACCACGACTTGATCATTGACCTGCGGCATCCAGTATTCGCAGCGCGCCGTGTGCGCATGCTCCCCGGCCTCTCCAATATTCGTGTTCGCGTCATGCCCGTGGCTACCCGCACTCTCCATAGGCTCCGCACTTTCGTGCACATGCCCTCCTACTGCATCCACGCTTGTGGCGGCGTCGTGCGCATGAGAGCCATCAGCGTCTATCAACACGTCGCGCGGTGTCTGCAGTACGGATAGCCAGCCTGACACAAGGTTATCCAGGTACGGATAGTACACCCGCGCTCTCAATTTGGCTTTGTCCACAGCGGACACAACGCCCACCCGGGCCAGGTTCCGATAGTCCGCTTCCTGCATACATCCTCCTTAGATCACATTGCGTAAATCCACGTCGGTCTTGTACCCTCTGGCGGTTACCTGGTGCCGCGTCTTCTTAACACTGTATCGCCCATTAAACGCGCCAAAGTCCTCCAAAGCCATTACTTCCCCGGCTACAATGGAAGGATTTCCCGCCATTGAAAAAGTCGCGGTCTTCTCAAACTTGTTTTTCAGCCGCAGGAGTTTTTCAGCCAGGATATTGGCTTCATTAACGCTGCCCACACGATGCCCGGTTACGACCAGCGCCTTGTTGTTCTCGCTCTCAGTCTTGTACTCCGCCGTGTAGGCCTGCCCCTGAATCATCCCGCCGCTGCCCATATACCGCACGATGCATGTCGTATAAGCCACGTCCGATTCCGACGAGCGCAGCCTGTAGCTCGAATAGCCTCCATCGTGCATGTGAATGGTGGCCACGCTCTGGGCCAGTTCATACTTTGATTGGTCGTATATAATGATGCGGCCATGTGACAGCTTCAAAGAGCACCCTGCGTTATGACACAGCTTTTTTAGGAATGCAATGTCTGTTTGGTCGTTTTGTTCCCTGCGGTCCAGCACCGGGTCATATCCGCTGTCAAAGATATAGCCCATGCCCCCGTTCCGGGCGATCTCCTGTCCGATTCCGGACAAGCGATAGCTTTCCCAGCTCTTGCTTTTTAGCGTGGAACGGATACCGTTCTTGTATGGGAGAGAGGTACCCTTGATGGTTACGATAGCCGGCGGGCCCTGTGTGCTGATGTCGTCCAGTTCAAATGCGCCGCAGTCCAGCTTTTGTATATCGCCCGGTTTTGTCCAGTCCGTACACAGAATGCCCGCATGAATGGCCAGGCCTTTGGTGGACGCGGATTGCGCGTTGAGCTGGGCGATGAGCACATCATCCAGCCAGGCCTTCAGCCATCGTCCCGTTCGGTCATGCAGGACGATTTGGAGATCGTCCGCTTCATCCTCTTCATTATCCGTGTAGGCCATGCTGATCAGGTCTCTTTGGACGTCGCTTGAAATGTCCACGCCGTCAAAGGACAATATCACTTGTGCCTGTCGTGCCATCTAAACCTCCTGCCGCCACGGAGGCAGCAGCGCGTTCATGGCTGTCTGCTCCGTTTCCAGATAGGGTATTTTGAGCGGTATGCCCGCCGGAAAGATGTAATAATCCAGATATTCAGGATTCGCCGCCATCAGGCGATTGGTCATATTGGCATTAGGATAAAAGCCGTGTGCGATACTGTCCCATTTGTCGCCTTGAATAGTCACATAGGGGTAATACTCAAACATCGTACTGCCTCCTTTGTGTATCAATGTCGCGGCTTTCCAGTATGTTCAGGACCATGTCGGTCAGGTTATCGTTTTGCCCTGCGATCGCGCCCCGGATCTGCTCCGGGTTCTCGTACCCGGTGATATTGTAGACGGGGGACACCTGCACGGTGACCGGCGCGTTACTGCGTCCTGTATTAACATAGACTTTGCCGCCAACCGCATAAGCGTCCGGCCCCAGCAGAGAAGCAATGTTTTCATCGCCGAACGCTTCAAGGCCCGCTTGTGCCATATCTCTCATGGACTGCGCCGCGTAAGGTGTCATTTTTTCCACCCCACCGATAAAGCCCTGGCCTGTAAACTCGCCAATCTGATGGGTGACTTTGGAGGGGCTCTCAATATCCAGCCTAACCTTCATCTCATTTGCTGCCGCTTTGGCAAGCGCCGCAAACGCGGTCTTGACTGGTGTCAGTTGACTGTTGGCGCCGTCGATAAAGCCCTGGATCGTGCTTCTCCCGCTCTCTGCAGCTTCCGCGTTCAAGTTCATGGCTGCGATAGTGGTGGTGAGCTCCGTTTGCAGGCTGGTCATGGTTTGCGAGAAGTTCGTTTCCAGTTCCGCTACAGTGGTAGCAAACGTTTCCTTACCTTCACTGACTTTCGCAAAAGCGGTATTCAGCTCTGCGATCTTGCCTTCTCCGGAATTGACGATGGTTTGAAGGTAACCGGCGCTCTCAACGCTGCCGTCTGACAGCTCTTTTATCAACCCGTCAGACACGCCCAGCGCGGATGCCGTTTTCAGGTTTTCCGCATAGGAGCCCATATACTGGGCCTGGTTTTCCAATGATTTCGTCATGGCATCGACGGACAGCTTGGTTTCCACCTTCATTTCTTCAAACAGGCCCATCTGCCCGGAAATACTGGTATAAGCGGCTGTATAAGAAGCGGTGTAGGCTTCTTCCAGTTTCTTTGCCTTGTCAATGGTCTGTTGCCACGCGTCTTCCAACGTCAGCGCAGAATTGGCCAGGTCATCTGTGCCTCCGGCCGCGTCCGTCGCAGCCTGTCCGGTGGCTTTTATGTGCTCTTCCACATACTGCATGGCGTCGGCCACTATCTCCGCCCCGCCTTCCATATCGCCAAACTCGCCCATGAGAAGGCCGCGCAGGTGTTCGACTTCCATCCCGCCTGCGTTCACGCCCAGTACGAGGTTGTCCAGGAATGCCTTTTGCACCGCTTCCGCGTCCTGTACGTTTTCCCCGTACAGCGCCATGTCCCGGATAAGCGCTTGAATGGCTTCCTCCGCATTGGTGGCGTTGATATCAAACTCCATCATGGGCAGCTGGTTTTCCAGATCGCCCAGGCGCGGGAACGTGATAGTTCCGCCGGATATGGTGTTGTAAAGTCTTTCAGCCTCGTCCAGTTGCTCACGCATATAGGCCGCGTTGTTCGGGTCAAGATACCATGCCGGGTCCTGATTGGCGAGCTCTGCCGCGATATCGCGTAGCTTCTGCTGCGTTTCCAGGATCCCCCCGCCCACGGCGGTCTCTACCTTCTCCCGTTCTGCAGCGGTTTCGTTGTACTTGACCTGGTTTTCTGTTTCAGTTTTGAGGGCCGCCGCATAAGCCGCGCTCTGTTTGACGATGTTTTCATACGCCTGCTGGCGCGCTTCGTATTCCTTGGCCTCCGTAATGGCATTAAGCGCCGCTGCCTGGCGGTCAAACGCCGCCGTTTCTTCGTCCGTTGCCGTGATCAATCCGCCGGACTGGTCGCGCAGCGCCTGCTTGACTATGGAGAGACGTTCCTGCTGGGCGGCCAGATCACCGGCCGACAGCACGCCAAACCCATGCTCCGTGCGCAATGCCTCAAGCTTATCGATGTATTCATCAACACTGATCTTGCCGGCGGTATAAGCTGTCCACAGCTTGCTTTCGCTGTCCTTGTAAGTGTCAATAGATCCGCCCAGGTCGCCGTACTTTTGATTCAGCAGGTCCATTTCCTGTCGGTAGATTCCGATGGGAATGTCACCGGCCTTGTAGCGGGCCCACAGACCATCCTCTTTGGTCATGTAATCGCCAACAGCGCCTTGACTGAGGATGTAGTCTTTGCGCAGCGTGGCCAGCTGCAGCTGGTAATCCGTCCAAGGGATCTCTCCGGATTTGTAGGATTCCCAAAGCGCCTGCTGCTTTGCCTGGTAGGTTTCGACGGATTCGCCCGTGCCGCTGATTTGACCGCTCAGCGATTCGTACTCAGCATATAAATCCTGCAGCGCTTGCGTGTCCTGGATCACCTGCATATGGGTAGCGAACTGCTCGTCCAGCTCCTCAAAGGACACGCCCGCGTTCCCTGTGTTTTGTGATAGAAGATAGATAGCACCGGCGGCAATGGACACACCGGCCGCCACGGCCAGCATCGTTCCTAGACCCGGCACCGAGCCCAGCAATACGGCGCTCGCCGCCTGCAGCGCGGCCTTGGCGGCCGAGTACAAAATCAGTCCGCCCGCAAACGCGGTAAACGCGCCCGCTGCCAGACCGATCGCCCGAACCAGTTCGGGATTATTTTCCACAAACTCCGCCAGTCCAGTGAACATGTCTCCGGTAACCGCGGCCACGTCTTGCACCACGGGCAGGAAAGCCTCGCCCAATTCCGTCTTCAGCGACGTGAAGGCGTTTTTGGCCATCGTCACCTGCGATTCGGTCGTTTCATAGCGCTTACGGGTTTCCTCTGCCAGCGCCGTGTTCTCACTCCAGGCCGTGTTACTGGTATTGATGGCTTCCGTCATAAGGCCGTTAGTTTCAGCCAGGGACAACAAGGTCCTTTGCGACCGTATCTCCGTAATACCCAGGTCTTCCAGCACCTCAATGGCGCTCTTGCCGTTGCGTTCCGCGTCATTCAGGCCTTCCACAAACACAGCCAAAGCGCCTGCCGCGTCCTCTTCCCAGGCGCGCTTGAACTGATCGCCCGTCATATTGGCGACACGCGCAAACTCCTTGAGGTCCTTCTCGGTCTTGACGGCCTTGTCCAATTCCTGGATCACACGGGAAATGCTGGTAGCGCCGGCCTGCGCTTCAATGCCCACAGAGCTGATCGCCGTGGAAATGCCCAGGATGTCAGCCTCACTCATGCCGACAATGCTGCCGCTCGCGGCGATGCCCTGCGACATGTTGAGTACTTTCTGCTCGGTTGTCGCGAAGTTGTTGCCCAGGTCCACAATGGCCGACGCCATATTTTCATACTGCGACGGATCCATCTGGGTGATGTTGGCAAACTGCGCGGACATCATCGCGGCTTCCTCAGCGGTCATGGTCGTGCTCGTCTGCAGATCCGCCATGGTTTTAGAAAAAGAAACCAGTCGATCTTCCGCGATGCCCAATTGTCCCGCCACTTCGGCGATGTTTGCAAACTCAATGGCCGTAACGGGCGTGGTCCGGCTCAGGTCCATAAACGTGTCGGCAATGTCCGCCAGTTGGCGTTCGCTCAGATCGCTCGTTTTGGCCACGCCCGCCATCGCGCTTTCAAACGCAATAGCCTCGTCCACGCATTCCTTCATCGCGTCAGCCACGGCCTTGAATGCCACTACCAGGCCCGCTGCTACCAATGCCTGCCCGATTGCCTGCACGCCCTGTGCGCCGGCTTCGCCCATCTCTTCCGACGCCTCTGCCACTTCTTCCTGCTTGGCCTTCAAGATCTCAATATTGCCGGACAGTTTCGTGCTGGCACCGGCCAGGTTGTCCGTGTCCACCCCCGCATCGCGCAGGGATTTCCCCATCTGATCCAGCTTGTCCGTCTGGCCTTTGAGGGAATTACTCGTTTTATCGATCTGGTTCTGCTTGTCAATCAGCTTGTTTTTCATCGCAGCTGATTCATTGCCCGTCTCACGCATTTCCTGCTGGATGTTATCGTATTGCGTTTTCAGGTTTTCCAGCTTCTTGCGTGTTGCTTCCGCAGCGCCCTGCTGCTTGGTGTAGGAGGATATATCGTTCTGGGTCTTGTTCAGCTGCTGGATCTTGTTCTGCAGATCCACCACCGGGCCTCCGGCTTTGGCAAAGCTGCTGTTGTATGCCCCGCCCAATTCCGCATTGAGCTTGAATAATGTTTCATATTCTTTGCGGCTTGCCACGATAATTCCTCCTCACCTATGTTGTTCTTCATCCACCAGAATATTGCTGGCCTTGATCCATCCGTGCAAGTCGCGCAGTGTCAAGCCCAGCCAGTAGCCCACCGGCGTGTTGTTCACTTTGGCCATAACCAGGCAATGCCTGCGCACCAGCAACACGCCGTCGTTGTCGGCTACTCCGACTTGAGCAAAAAACTCCGCCCGGCACTCCTTGCTTTGTTGAAGTAGTACAGCGGCAGGCGCTCAAACCCGTCCACTCCGATGGGCTGCCGGCAAGCCTTGCTGATCATGCGCATAATGAAGTCTGTCGAGAATGCCGGTGTTATCAGCATCTTCCCCAGCTTTTGCATTTCGTTCTCAATGTCGACGGCGTCCTTGCCTGTCAGGGCGTCAAAGTCGAACTGCAGCTCATCGTAGTCTTTCCCGTCATAAGAAAACCGGAACGGCTTTTTAAACGTCAGTTTGTAATCGCCACTATCGCTCTCGGCGGCTTCCTGCTCCGCAACGTCGAGTTCTTTATCGAGTTCCTTGTCGATCTCCTTGCTCATAAGAGCTCCTTTCTAATAGGCGCCCGGGAGGATTCCCCCGGGCGCCGCGCTTATTTCACTATTGCCTATTTGCCCAAGGCCGCTTTGACGGCGGCCAGGTAGTCCACGTCGCCAATGTTGCAGATGTAGTTCCAAGGGTCGATTTCCCACAGCTTCACGCCGTTCTTGTAACCGGCGTAATAGTACACTGCGTATTCTCCGCTCGCGTCCGCACCGCTCGCCGGCGCCACGCTGCCAAACTTGGAGGACTTGGGAATGATGACCAGCACAAACTTGTCCGCGTCAATGCCTGCGGCCGCGCGCACGGTGTCCCAATTTTGCTCAGCCACACGCAGGTCAATGTTGTGCTTAACGGGCTTGAGCAAAGACACGGCTGCGCCGGTGGCGCTGCGGAACTCCATGCCCAGGCTCATCACATCCACCATGCCCTGCAGGACAGCTTCCACGTTGCCCGCGATGCCCGCGCCCGAGATGGACTGGGTGATGTAATTGATATCGGGCAGCGTCACCTTGGCAACGCCCAGGAGATCCTTGCTGTCTTCATACACTGAAAAGTCAATGTATGCTTCCGGATGCTTCATGTTGTTTCCTCCTTACTGCGCAAACGCAGCTTCGACATAGGCCGCGTCATATTCAAGCGCAAAATCAATTTCCTGCGCCGGGGACGGAGGCGTGATGTAGACGTGCAGTTTGATGATGCCCGCCATCAGGCTGGTCAAAGGATTTTCGTCCTCCAGCATCACGCAGCGCGCGCCCAAGAGATACCCCGAGCCCACCAGGCCATTAAGCCAGATGTTGCAGGTGTCCAGGATGCTGTCCACCAGCCGGCGGTTCATCGGCATGTCGATGCGACTCCAGAACGTCTGGATCAG